CACCATTGATATCGGCTGTAGCAGCTACAAGGCTGGTATTTGCATTTAGCGTAGTGAACGTACCTGCGGCTGGTGTGGTTGTACCAATGGCCGTGCTGTCGATTGCACCAGAGTTCAGATCAACAGATGTAATTACTGTTGTGCCCGTAGCTGTCAGATTAGCGAATGTAGCGTTACCTGATACACCTAGCGTTGATCCAAGTGCAGTTGCACCTGTGATGTTTAAAGTTCCGCCAACAGCCACGTTTGTTGCCGCTGAAATACCTCCACTTAGGAACAGGTCTTGAAAACGAGTACCGTTATTACCCAAATCCACCGTATCTGTGGCAGCGGGGAGGATAGCATTGCCTGTAGTAACCTGTACCAGTTCACGCCAAACGGCTGCGTTGGACGTGTTGCCTACACAGATATATACACGACCAGTTGTTGTATTCTCCCACATGCTGCCGGGCGCATACCCTTCACCAGAGTCATTTGTAGCAACAGGCGTTGTAGTGGCATCAAACTTATTCTTACCACCGATACCGCCATTAGCAGCAGGCAAATAGCCAGAGACTGACGTTGCCAGTGGAATCTTAGGAGCATCACCAGTACCACCTGTGTGGCCGTGGCCAGAAGCAGCATTAAATGCCGCCGCCACTTGGTTAAACTCAGCATTGAGTGGTGGTGCAGTAATTGCTGATCCGTTGATAATACTAGCAGTGGACTGCCGTGTGTAACCTGCCATCTGTTATCTTCTCCCTGCCGCTGTAAATTCAAAAACCATCCCTTGGACGGAAAACGGTTCTGTCTGACCCACAGTCACAAAAGTGGCTTGAGCCGCAAAACCCGATCCTTGAATGTCGCTGGTCATAATTGGTTTGGATGAACCGCCATAAAGTACGTTGGTTGCGTTGTAGTTAATGTTCCTACCTCCATATCGGGTAGGCGCTCCTGTAGATGCTTGAGAGTACGTTGCGGGAGTAGAAACATCCGCATCACCCCAATCGTAGGTCATCGATAGAAGCATTTCCAACGGGCCTTCTGCCCTAATGAATGTATTAATCTTACGTAGTGTTTTACGCTGCTCTGTCTCACCAAAATCTAAATATGGAGTCGCGTAGATTGAAACAATGTCGCCACCGTTAAAGCTTGTACCCTGTTCTTGCTGAAATACTTTGCCATCATAATCACCGTGCAGGATAAACTCAGACGTTCCTATATACCCGCTTTCACAGCACGAAGCCCGGATGCCTAAAAGCTCACCGAACTCCCACTCAATAGAACCGGAATTATTAGTCAGACCGCCTAGAATACCAATGCTATCAGAAGCGTCTTTACTAGCGTCACCAATAAAATATCTAATCTGAGATTTAGACCTAATTACTACGCCATTCAGCGTGTTCATGTCTTCGTTGGCAATCAAATCAACTAAGGTAGCTTGAATAGGCTTACTAACTGTTTCTAATTCAACGTCACCAATGCGGCTTGTACCAGCAACTGGTCGGAAGCCATCCGGTGCCAAAAACATTAAGTCGCCGCCGATTTCTAATACGCTATCTCTAGCTACACAGCCTACGTTTGCGGTTACTTGAGCTAAAGCAAAATTGTTAGAAGAGTTGACGTTAATTTTTTTGATTGAGTTAGTACCGAAGACAAATAAATCATCGCGAAAAGGCTTAATCTGCAATACGTCAAATCCAGAGGCAATCTGCCCAGAACCTGCCGCAGAAGTCCACAAATAGGGGTCGTTGGGTGCGCTATGTGCCACTACCGCCCGTGTGGCTTCATGGCCTGATAAAAATAAATGGTTTTCAAATACATCAACAACCGCAGGAGCATTTAAAGCCTGTGCGCCACCCGCAGTGTTATTGTCTGCGTGATAGCCCCCAGTGTGTGAAGATTTTATCTCTTTCCATTTAGTACCATTAAAAACGATAGCTGGATTAACACCGTCAACGAATACAATGTGGTTACCTGTACCAAAATTAAATACCGCATGACGAAGCTTATCTACTGTAAGTCCATTTAAAGTCATGGGGCGGGTCACTGAGTGATCCAATGTGTACTTACGCCAACCAATGTTAGCAGTGTAATGGTAGAAGCTGTAGTTCGTACCGCCAGCGTCTTGCCTAGCCGCTATAACCTTAGTTGTGTTAGTTACATCATCTTTAAAAATAGCCAGCCCAAGTACTTTGCCCGTGCCTGTAAGCTGGCCGCTTACAGTTACCTCTCAGTAGTCGGTATCAAACTCATCGTAGCCTTCGATACGACGATAGCCCCCGAAGAGGCTAGGTTCGTAATTAACCAATCGTGTAGCTGCACCCGGACGGTTATCCGAAAGGTCTAAATGGTTTTCATTACTATTTAGGCCACCGCTACAAACCAACTTGAATGACTGTATTTGATCCGGCATTAAAATTTTATCCGCGTATCTCGTACTGAGATAGTGTTGTTTATGTATAAGGTTTGTAGGTCTTTAATGCCTTTTTCAAATCCCATGTAAGCCGCCTGTGCTGCTTCCACGTTGTCTTTAAACATATACATGTGATAAAGAGCGCCATCGATAAGAACTGTGTCGAAACTTTCAGGAATGCGCGTGACATCAGTGGCATTAGTTATATCGGAATAATTTAAGAAATAACGAAATTTGATTGTGTAAGCTTTGTTTGGGGAGGGGCTAACGCCGTAGCCGCTGCCGTGTGACGGAAATACAAATTCCGGTACACTTCTACCAGAACTTCCAGAGGAATAGTCATCGTCCCTGTAGTCCGCATACCACTCATCCTGCTCAATAGCGGAGAGGGTTTTAAAGCCTGTGTTTAAACCACTGCTTTCTTGTATCTGAAAGCTATTCCAATCAGCTACTTTAAAATATTGAGGCCAGACATATTCCTCTTGCCCTACAACTAATACATCAGTTTGCTCTGCGGCATTAAATGGCCAGCCAAACTCTGCCTGATTTATCTTAGCGACGGCTGCTTTAACAGCGTCTTTAACAAGTGCCTGCACACCTCGAACTGACCCGAAGTCAGCTTCAGCGATCTCTACCTCATTCAGGCGTCGAAGTGTCTGATTACATAGTTCAATGTAGGTGCTGGGCATTGCATTACCTTATTAAAAGGGCATTACTTATTAGTAAGAAGTAAGGGGCCAGCACGAAGCCAGCCCCTAAAAGTTTTATGCGAGGTTGTAGTTTGCTGTGAACAAAGCTTCCGGGCGAAGTATTTTTCTACCGTAAAGACTCATGCCACGGACAACGTCCGCAAAGGTTGTTGGGGAGCGGAAAGTCTCTGTTTTAGCAATCTGTTGAGCCGTAGCTACCGCAGATGCGTGACCAGCAACCATCACACCAAAGTTAGCTTCAGAACCCGCAGAAGCGGCTGTTCCGGCACCAGAGCCGAGGTATGGAAGGTTGTTAGACTTATACAGAGTAAAGCCACGCAGTGTGCCCGGTAGGCGACCATTGCGAAGTTCATCACCGCCACCGAAGTCAGCATTGATTAGCTTGCTTGACTCGTCCATTAGGACTTCTGCAAACACTGGGTCGATGACCAACCAACGACCATCACTATCAACATTAGCTTGATCCATTTGACGTGCAATACGGTTTAGGATTGCTAGTGGAGAGGTGATACCGCCAGCACCACCGCCTACTGCGATTGGAATGGAAGTTACTTCCGCATCGCCACCGACATCACTGCCACCAAAATCAACAATTGATAATTTGTTGGCTGCAAGCATTTCGTCATTGCCTGCATTGGTATCAGCTTTAGTACCGTTGATGTCACCGGATGCTGCGCGACGTGCCCATGAACTCGGAGTTTTCCAGCCTGAGAGATAGCCCATGACTTCTGCGTCGAATGTATCACGCAGTTTGTAGCCAGCACGGTCACTCGCTAAATTGCCGAATGATACATGTGAATGCGCTTCCTCAATATCGTCGATTGCGAACTGAAAATAGTTGGCTTGGTCTACAACCATAGTGAAGTCAGCGTCTGTCAAATCTTGAGTTGCTAGGGCTGTGCCACGCGCATATGTTGTAATAGTAATATCAGGTTCTTTGATGATTTTAACGGAATCTCCAAAATTTGAGATTTCTCCGCTGTAATCGGTGTTAGTCACTGCATCAATGACTGACGCCTTACGTAGGGCCATCTGAACTTTTTTTGAATAAATTACAGGAGAGAAATTTCCTGTGTTAAGATTGGTGTAGCCACCAGCTTTTGGGAATGCCATTTGAATGCTCCTTGAATGAAATGGCTTAAAATGAACTTCATGCAATCGATCACACTAATTGAATGGCGTTAATGACGCCTTACTTAGTTGTTGGGGGATTGATTGTAGAAGTAGCTATAACAGACAACCTAACATCAGTGTCAGTTAGACAGGAGTGTCGCTAAGGGCGATTCCCAACGTACTGGTGGACCTAGTATTATTATCTGGGGGGGTGCGGATCAGAGTATACTTAAAAAGTGTTCTGAGCCTTTTAAATCAATGGTTTCATTATAACACACCGACTTTATTACTGCAATAGTTAATTGTCTTAGTTAGCGCCTAACGAGCGGCACCTGAAATATCGTATGAAAAAGAGCCGGAAGAAATAGATGCACTAATAGCTTCTTCGTTAGCCTCATATTCGCGGTCAGACATTGCATCTACCATACTCTCAGAGAAGGTAGCTTTACTGCCGGAAGTGGGTGCAGAGGACGTAGTGCGACCTATTGCTTGGGCCGCAGACTTATTAGTCTTACGAGTGCCCATGTCGGCCTTGTAAAGATCAATTGTACGAGAGGCCCATGTTGCATCCGTATTGTTCTTGTACACACTGTCCTGCATGGCAGATGGCTGCATAGCTACCCACTCATGGAATTTAGGGTCTTGGCGGATTTTTACAAAATCGGGGTGTAGCTGTACTAGCTCTTGTTCTGCGGTCTTCTTGTTAAGACTGCGCTCAAAGCTTTCTACTTTTGCTAGGCGTTGTTCACCTTGTTCAAGTGCTTCATTAGCTCTCTTACGTGCGATTGTGTCTACAATTTGCGCCACATCAGGGTAGCGGGTTGACCATGCATCAACCTCTTCGTCTGTCTTAGGAAACTTAATCTGTTGACGGGTTGCCTCGTCTAGCTGTTTCTTTACTGTAGCCAGCTCTTGGTCTTTCTGATCACGAACTGTCTGAATATGCCGCTGAATGTCCTGATAGCGTTTTTTATAAGTTTCTTCTTCAGGTGAAGTAGCCTCTGCTAACTGGTTCATACTTTGAGCCATCTCTTCACTGTAGGTTAGATTATCTTCTTCTTCAGGTGCGCGGCTATATTTCTGTTTTTGCATGTAGATTTTCCTTATGGGTCCGGCATTATCCGGGTGTCCAAGTTAATTATAGAATGCGTATTTTTGTTTCTTCAGCATTCCGGGGAGTTTGGATGTTTTAGGTTTAAGCTCTTCGGCTTCGTCGTCTTCATCCAGAAGATCGTCCACTTCTACAGTAGCGACTTCTATGTCCATCTCTTCAGATAGATCATCTTCTTCAGTCTCTTCGGCTTCTTCGTATTCAGCTTCTGAGGCATCTGCGTGTTGAATTAGCCCATCCATTTGCATACTCATAAGACCCATTTCGGCCTCAGACTGCATATCCATGATGTGCTTTAAGCCATGCCATTTCACAACATGCGCAGGTAATACATATTCATCAGTACTAAGCTTGGCGTCGATGTCATCCCGCACGTTTTCTGCGTGGGAGCCAACAGGAATAGGATTACCCGAAACTTCATCGTAGCCCATAAGACCACTCATCATTCCGCCGTGGTTCATTTCTACAAGCTCATTTTTTTGTGTAGCGTCAGCAATTTCTTTTTCACGGGTAGATAGCTCACCGTCACCGTTTGTGTCGGCTGCGCTGTCGTCTCGCTGGAACTTTTTATTTGCCATGTCTCTGCCCTCTTTTGTGGTAATGCCCTTAGTGGCGGTAGGTATCCCGCCTAGTGCAAAGCCTTTTTGTTTAAGTTTTTGGTACATAGGCATGGTGTTAATACCCACCTTTTCACCACCAAGCATTGCCCCCATTAGACCTAACTTCATTACGTCTTTGAACGTGACGCGCTGATCTTCATCGAAGTCTTCTTCTAAAAAGTCTTCTGGGTATTTTTCTTTTAGATACTTCTGCTCTTGCTCGTAGAGGGCTTGAAGTAGTTCTTCTTCTTCAGCTTGAGTACTCATAAAATTCCCTTGAAAATCTTTAACTATCGCGGTAGTTAAGTGTTATGGATGATGTAATTGATGTTGAAAACAAAGAGCGGCTAATAGAGGAAATCTATAAGGCTGTTAAATTGTCTTTACCTGAAGGGGTTCCCGTCTCAGATAAGACGGAGCTTCATATCGAACTCATAGAAGAGATGCTGGATAATGCACTTGGGACTAATTCCGAAGGGCGTAAAAGATTTTATGATTATGGTCTTAATTTAGAGCGGTAA